CCTCCTCCGTTATCCCTATCACCTAAGGAGAAGCAAAATGCGTGTTTATTTTGCGGTTGTTCCTGTTGCAAATGCCCTTGGCTCGTACTCTAACCAAAGTTATGAGTACTACCATCAGGCAATGCTTGACCATCTTTGCCCTGTCTTAGAAATAAGTCATGACAAGCGGTTTTGGACACCCGCAGAGAGACGCGCATGCGCTCAGTTCCTTAGGTGGTGCCACGGCCTTCAGCATTCCTTTATGGGTTGCGAAGGTGCGTACACCTGTTCGAACTTAAACAGTGGTTCTGTTGTCGTCTTCGTACCTTGGCATAGGTATGAAGGCGGTTCAGTATTACCCATTGTTTATCCGTTCTAACAAATAGTTTTACCGGAAGGGGTTCATCTAGGGGGAGCAATAGTGCTCCTCCTCCCCTGAACCTGTTGTTGATTCAGGAGTTAACTAGCATGACCACTGGCACCAAGAATAACACTCAACCTGTCGCCATCCTGCCCGCTACAAGCGAGCACGGTGAGTACACTTGTTATCGTTCCACGACAAAATCGTGGTCCGGTGCTGACTACCTTCATCCCTCCACGGCTCCAAAAGAGTACGGGTTGGCGAATGGTCGGACTTTTCGTCCGCGTCAGAAGAGAACTAGGACCCTTGGTGAGCATAATTACAACAAATCTACCTCAGATTCAACTACTGGGGTAATGCGTTGTAGCCAGTTTATTTCTGGGAAATGGCAGACTGTGTGGAAAAATACTAATCCACAAAACGTCACCTTTCTCAAAAATGCGGTCATTTATGACCCATCCAATGAATATAAATTATTGGATAAGCTGAGAAACCGCGTCTACGGTTCGGGTTTTAACCCTGCTGTTTTCGCGGCGGAAATGCCCGAAGCGTTACATATGATTCGTAATGCTTCGATTCGGATTGGTGCAGGACTGCACCGGCTCCGCAGTGGTGATTGGCACGGCGTGTTGGAATGCTTTGGCATCTCCCCTTACGGGAGGCGCTATTTCAGACCAGCTACAAAAGATCTCTCCAGCCTTTGGTTGGAAATCGCCTATGGCTGGAAGCCGCTTCTTTCTGATACTGAAGCTGCTTCTAAGTACATAGCCGAAGCCCTGAACGGTGGCCATGCCGGCCTTGTTCGCGGTTCGAGATCCTGGGTTCAGACAGTCCCGTATTCACCTAGAGGGACGAATACCCTTGCTTATGACTCTTTGGCTGTTAAATACAGACTTGAGATCATAATAAAGGCTTTGTCTGTTTCCCCGTGGTATGTTCCGAGTCTCGCTACTGTTGCGACCGTTGCATGGGAAAAACTCCCATACAGCTTCGTAGCAGATTGGTTTATCCCCGTAGGGGGTTACCTTGAAGCTCTCAGAACGTCCCACGACATCAGTGGCACCGTTATTCGCTCACTTAAAACTGAGCGCACTTTCGGTGAGGTTATCTCTGATAATCCGTCCCAACTCACAGTTAGCTACTGTGAAGCGGCGGATTTTCACTGGACCGAGATGGACTTTATTCGGAGTATTTCTTCCGAGCTTAAGGTTCCGTCCCCCGTTGATGGTGCTAAGCTAGAGGCATTATCTTGGCAACGTACCGCTAATGCGGTCAGCCTGCTTGTCCAACGTGATTGGTCTTCGTTGGAAAAGCTTTTTCTTAAAAAGGCCTTTTAATAGGAGTGAGCTATGTCTGCTCAATCTACTATCACCGTTTTTGACGGTGCAGCAACGCCCGTTTCCCACACCCTGAACCCTGTTGATAACAAGGTTCTAGCTGATGGAACCCGTTACAGCCTGTGGCGCGAAGCGCTCAGTACCGTACCGGTTTCTGCTCAGATCCGTGTGGAAGCGAAGCAAAATCTGCTGAAATCCGGCGTCCTTAAGACGTCCTTCCGCGTTTCGGTCCCCGTAATGGAATCGATTGCTGGACAGAATGCTGCTGGTTATACAGCCGCACCGAAAGTTGCCTATGAAGATGTGGCGGAAGTCAACACCTACGCTCACCCCCGCAGTACCGGTTTGAGCCGTCAGCTTTGTCAACAAGTTCTTCGGAACCTGCTGAACAACGTTGCGGTCACCACTCCGGCAGTTTCTGCGGGTGTTGTGAAGGAAGGCATCAACGATTTGGTCATGCCGACCTAATCGCTTTTAACTTTCACCGAAAGGACCATGATGCATACTTTGCACCGAAGTCATACCTCTTCAGGCCACCTTATCCAATCATTTGGACAGGTACTTTCGACAGAGAAAACAAATGAAATACTTTGTAAACTCGCGCGGCTCCATCTTGACAGGCTCACGCCTGCCGGATGGTCTACAGCGGGGATCTTCATTGCTGATTGTATTAGCAGTGGTGATCTTCTTCCTTTGTGTGACTATGATCCTTTTATCTTGGATCTTTGTCCAGCCGATGTCTACTCCATTAGTCAGGCCCTCGCTTTCTTCGGAAAGAGAGCGGATCTCGACCTTGGAGTCGACCGTCAAGCTGCTGCACTCGCAAAATTCCGCGAAGCAGAACGAAGCTGTAGAGTGACGAATGATTGTTTTCAAGCTTGGTCTCAGGGTCGGTTTCAATTCCGCCCTGACGTTGAGGGCATACTTCATGCCTCCCAGCGAAAAATCGCCCAAGTTTTGAAGCAACCTCCTCGTCTCAGCGACATCCGGCCTAGGTTCGGTCCGGGGGCATCAACGCAGGTGCCAAAAAGAAATGCTTGTCTAGCTCTCAAGCTAGCGCAGGCACCAGCTTGTAGTCTGAATGCTGCCGACTATGTTGGGGAACTTTCGGGTTCCCTGTTTCTAGACGACATAGATGAAAATGGCGATATGGAAGTAACATTCCCTATCCACCATTCGCGCATTGCATTCGTGCCGAAAAATGCTAAGATCGACCGAGCAATCTGCGTCGAGCCTCAATGGAACTCTATGTTCCAAAACGGGCTTGGCGACGTGATCTCTCGTAGATTACGTACGGTTGGTATCGATATTCGTGATCAAACACGAAACCAGCGACTTGCCAAGTATGGCAGTGGCTCCGGTTTTTTCGGTACCATCGATCTTAGTAGTGCTTCTGACACCGTATCAATTAAGTTGGTGGAACATCTCTTACCAAGAGACTGGTTTGACCTCCTTATGGTATTCCGTTCGGCAACTGCAATTGTTGACGACGAAATTGTTCATCTAGAGAAAATCTCTTCGATGGGCAACGGTTTCACATTCCCTTTGGAAACGCTTATCTTTTGGGCTATCGCCCAGAGCGTTACGGATCTCTACCCTTCCAGGTGGAGAACCGTCACTTCTTACGGTGACGACATAATCGCACCTTCCGAAGCTTGTCCTCACATCTGCCGTGTTCTTCAAGCATTAGGGTTTACACCTAATGTCAAGAAGAGCTTTTGGACAGGTGGCTTTCGGGAATCCTGTGGTCAGGACTTTCATTTCGGTATACTTACAAGACCAGTCTTCGTCAAAGGACAGATTGAGGGAAGCGACATATTCCGCCTACATAATTTCTATGTAGAACAAGGAGATGTCGATTTAGCCCTCGACCTAGTTCATTTGATCGAGCCTTCCATCCGTCGTTATGGCCCAAAAGGCTTTGGTGACGGGGTTCTTGTTTCTGATCGTTATCACTTTCAGAGAGAAGAACGGAAGGGCTGGAATGGGCGCTCCTTTGAGTGTTGGGCTTACCGCCCGAAGCTCTTGAAGCGATCCATCATGCGCTCTTTTCACTCTAGTATAGAGTCACGTGCTTTTGACAAGCAAGTGAAGAAAAGAAACTTCGAGTGGAAAACAGCTTATTCCCTCTTAGTGCGCAAGGTTGCGACTTATGTAGCCAGTAATGGTTACCCGTCGTATACTGAAGACCCTCTCGTGGAGGCCGTCCCTCGTGACGCGCTTTCACCTTTTGCCGTTCCTGGCAGAGGTGAGGTCCATCTTGTAAGAATCTACATTTTTGAACCTGCTTAATCAAACATAATTAAGCAAAAGGGGACGGTCGTTCGGCCGTTATAAAGTGGAT